AAGTGCGGCGTTCCTGAGTCTCCGACTTCCCGACCGAACAAGAGGTAGACGGCGCCTGTGGAGTCCAAAGTCGGTTCCAATTGGGGGTTGTTAATGGTGAAGACAAAAGATCGAGATTTCTTGGGGACTCGGGCGAGTTGGGCGGGCACTTGGGGATGTACGAGTCCGAAGGCGGGGACGACAGGCACGGGCACAGGACCGAGTACTGGTTGGGCAGGCATTTCTGGCAGTTGAACTTGTTGCATTGCATTGGTACATTAGGTGGGAATGGGCTCTTTATATAGTAAATTATGTGGCTATGTTGTGGCTATGTGCTTTTGCTTTGCAGCAAAGCGCTTCTTTTTTTCACCAAAGCTGCTTCTTTTTTTCATAGAAGCTTTCACGTGTCTGGCACTTCGGGGTCAGACACACTACCACTATGGTAATACTAGGGCTGCGCCTCCATAGTGGTCTTAGGTCGGACTTCGTCCTCGTGACGTAATGACCCCGTCTTTCTGACATCCCTCATTAATGCCACCATACTCGACACGAACTTTAAAGAGAAAGTACGCCGGAAAATATCAATCTTCTGGAAAGCGACGTGCCGTCTATGCTCCTGCACGTTCCGTAGCCAATCGGAGTTACACCGTGAGACAAGGTCCGAGTCGTCGGATAGAAGTCAAAGCAGTAGCTTTCACCCAAACCGCAACAGCCCTGGCAACTTCAGGAGCCCTGCAAACAATCAACTTAATCGCTCAAGGAGACGATCTCAATCAACGGGACGGCAAAATGGTCAAACTACACTCAGTCGAAGGTCAACTGTATTTCTATCCCGGAACCGGACCAGCAGCTGTATGGATGATATGTCTGATTTGGGACAAAAAACCTAATGGTGTTGCTGCAGTAGCTTCAGACATTTTCGACGCGGCAACATTACCATGTGTCCAACGACAAGATACTAAAAATCGCTTCACTATTTTAAAACAATGGAATGAAAACGGTCTTTATTCAAATACCGCCACACAATCATTCACTGAGTCACCTTACACCTTCAAAAATTTTAATTTATCGCTAAAAGGAAAATACATGCATTTCACGGGAACTACCGCTGCAATTGGTTCTATTGACGAAGGAGCATTGTATGTTTATGTCATTGGATCACAAACAACCTTTGATTATCAATATAAAACATTAGTTAGTTTCACAGATATGTAATAAATTTTTTTGACATACCATGCTTTCCGCGCGTACCGCGCCAATTTGATCGAATGGAGCGCTGCGCTCTGCCTTATAGAATCTAGGTGGGTTTGGTTTGCAGGAGCACCGCCTCCGGCACAGTTAGGGCTCTGTGGGTCACCGCCTCCCATATTCCGCTTCGCTCCATATACGGCTCCTTGCCCCACAGAGTAAATACTTTTTAAGAGTTAAATAATTATATTTTGGTCTGCAAACTTTTCTATAACTACGTATCTCCTATTCAACGCTTCTCTTGTCGGCTCATCTTGAAACACCTCCTCAATACGATACTGTGACGTCACGAAAAACTTCAAAGGTCTGATAGACATCGACCCCCCCTTAACTTCAGCGGGAAACGAGTACCGGTCTCCCCATATTTTGAGGAATCTTCCAATCCAAGCAGAGTGCGTTGGGTCCACATCGTCGAGTACGACAATCTCTTCTCCCTGGTACGAATCCCACCATTTACTAAGTTGCTTGCGGAAGGCATTTGGATAGGAGTCAGCAACGGATTTCGTCTTGCCACAGCCGGCGGGTCCATGTATCCAAACAGCGTACTTAATCCCGGGTTCAAGGTCGGGTACCTTTGGAGCATAGTCTCTTGCAATTCTCTTGATTCCAGCGTAGTAGGCGACTCGAACTCGGGGGTCGATGGCCTCGATATCTCCTAACTATGTTAGACAATATAATACCTGACTTTGCATTTCGCCATATTGCTTCCCATCGCTCTTTCTCCTTTTTACCCTTCTCGACTGGATCAAGTGGTCGTTCTCCTTCTTCAACCCAATCACCGTCTTTTTGACAATATTCGCACGCCTGCGTAATTGTTCCTCTTCGTATTTCGATATGAGCGTTTTGTCCAACGGAAGCTTTAGCACCGGCACAGGACCTAGCATTGGCGAACTGAACAAAACCCTGCAAGTGCGGCGTTCCTGAGTCTCCGACTTCCCGACCGAACAAGAGGTAGACGGCGCCTGTGGAGTCCAAAGTCGGTTCCAATTGGGGGTTGTTAATGGTGAAGACAAAAGATCGAGATTTCT